ATGACACGTTGGTCAACAAAAGATCTTACACAAAAATTATTAAACGCACAGTCGAACGAGAACGGTGATCAGTGGGACGTGATTGAGTTTCCTGCAATCCTTCCAAGTGGAGATCCGGTCTGGCCTGAATATTGGAAGCTCGAGGACCTCGAATCTGTTAAGGCGGCAACAGGTGTTGCAAAATGGAACGCGCAGTACATGCAGAACCCTACATCAGAAGAAGGAGCTCTAATCAAAAGAGAGTGGTGGAAAGATTGGGAGCATGACCACCTACCAGTTATCGATCACATTATTCAAAGTTATGATACAGCGTATCTTAAAAAAGAGACTGCCGATTATTCTGCTATTACAACATGGGGAATTTTTCGTCCGAACGAGGACAGCGGACCTAATTTAATATTATTAGATTCGTTTAAAGATAGGTTAGAGTTTCCAGAACTTCGTCGTGTTGCATTAGAACAATATAAATATTGGAATCCTGAAACAGTTATCATAGAAGCAAAAGCATCAGGACTTCCGTTGATGTACGAATTACGACAGATGGGAATTCCTGCTATGAATTTTACACCATCAAAAGGTCAAGATAAAATTGCAAGAGTTAATGCAGTCTCTCCTATGTTCGAAGCCGGACAAGTGTGGGCACCTTTGAAAGAAGAGTTTGCTCAAGAGTTAGTTGAAGAGTGTGCTGCGTTTCCATATGGCGACCATGATGATTTAGTTGACTCCACGACTCAAGCTCTGTTAAGATACAGACAAGGTGGTTTAGTAAGACACCCAGAAGACTATCAAGATGAACCTGGTCCCAAACGTAAAAAGAAGTTTTATTGGTAATGACATTTGTATTCAAACATCCTAGTAAATATAAGAAAAATCCAACATTGGTCAAAAACATGAAACATGTTAAACGAGACCAGATACCACCTTTGAGTGGCCCTGATCCACGAGGCTTGATTAATGAATCAAAAGAGGATAAACCTAATCAATTGGAGAAAATAAATGGCAGAAATAGATAAATCGTTAACCGAAGTAACAAAATCGGTAGAGATAGATGGGCCCGAGGAACAAGTCGAGCTTCAAGAAGATATTGTTGAAAGTTTACCTAACGCAGGAGAAACAGAAATTACCCCAACCGAAGATGGCGGTGTGGAGATTAATTTTGAACCTGGAGCATTTAATCAAGCACAAAGTGAAAACCACTTTGACAATTTAGCAGAATTATTACCAGACGATATATTAGGTCCTTTAGGTTCAGAGTTAAATCAAAACTACATGGACTACAAGGAGTCCCGTAAAGAATGGGAACGAACTTATATTACAGGTTTAGATTTATTAGGATTTAAATACGAAGATAGAACAGAACCTTTTTCTGGTGCAGCAGGAGCTACACACCCAGTTCTTGCAGAAGCGGTTACACAATTTCAAGCACAGGCTTACAAAGAATTACTCCCGGCCGACGGACCAGTAAGAACTCAGATCATAGGAGCTCCTTCTCCTGAAAAAGAAATGCAATCAACTAGAGTAAAAGATTTTATGAATTACCAGTTGATGGATCAGATGAAAGAATACGAACCTGAGTTTGATCAGTTATTATTTTATTTACCACTTGCAGGATCCGCATTTAAAAAAGTTTATTACGATCAATTATTAGGTAGAGCAGTTTCAAAATTTGTACCTGCAGAAGATTTAATAGTTCCTTACAGTGCAACATCTTTAGAAGATGCAACAGCTGTTGTTCATTTAGTTAAGACAAAAGAAAATGATTTAACAAAACAAATGGTATCTGGTTTTTATAGAGACGTAGAAATTGGTCAACCTGGAGAAACAGAGTCTGATCTAGAGAGAAAAGAAAGAGAGCTAGAAGGAATTACAAAAACAAAAGACGAAGACATTTATAATATTTTAGAATTCCATGTTGATTTAGATTTAGAAGGTTTTGAAGATAGAGATCAACAAGGTCAACCTACAGGAGTTAAACTTCCATACATTGTAACAATCGAAGAAGCATCACGTGAAATATTATCCATTAGAAGAAATTATGAAATAGGAGATCCTTTAAGAAAAAAGATTTCTTACTTCGTACATTTTAAATTTTTACCCGGTTTAGGTTTTTATGGTTTTGGATTAATTCACATGATTGGTGGTCTATCAAGAACTGCAACAGCAGCTTTAAGATCACTACTAGACGCTGGTACCCTCTCCAATCTGCCAGCAGGATTCAAGATGCGCGGCATCAGAATTAGAGATGACGCGCAATCCATAACTCCAGGTGAATTTAGAGATGTTGATGCTCCAGGAGGAAATATAAAAGATGCTTTTATGGCCCTGCCGTTTAAGGAACCATCACAAACTTTATTACAGCTTATGGGTGTCGTTGTATCAGCCGGACAGCGTTTCGCGTCCACAGCTGACCTTCAAGTAGGAGATGGGAACCAACAAGCAGCAGTGGGGACGACAGTGGCTTTGTTGGAGCGAGGAAGCAGAACAATGTCTGCGATTCACAAAAGAATTTATGTGAGTCTTAAGAATGAGTTTAAAATGCTTGCTCGAGTATTTAAATTATATTTACCAGAACAATATCCTTACGATGTTGTTGGTGGTCAAAGGATGATTAAGAAGCAAGACTTTGACGACAAGATAGATATTTTACCGATTGCCGATCCAAATATATTTTCTCAGACACAAAGAATATCAATTGCTCAAGCAGAACTACAGTTAGCACAATCTAATCCTGCAATGCACAACATGTATAATGCGTATCGTGCAATGTACGAAGCTTTAGGTGTAAAAAATATTGACATGATTTTAAAACCTGTAGCAAGACCAGTTCCAATGGACCCGAGTGTTGAAGCAATTCAAGCTTTAGCAGGAAAACCTTTCCAAGCTTTTAAAGGACAAGACCATAGAGCTCACATTACTGCTCATTTAAACTTTATGACGTCGTCAATGGCTAGAAATAATCCAATGGTAACAGCTTCTATGCAAAAAAATATTTTTGAACACATTTCTTTGATGGCATTAGAGCAAGTTGAGGTAGAATTTAAAGATCAAATCATTCAAATGCAGCAAATGCAACAACAGATGCAAGCAAATCCTGCTTTAGCCCAAGATCCGCAGCTTCAACAACAGATGATGGCGTTAAATATGCAGGTTGAGTCTAGAAAAGCAGTTCTAATTGCAGAAATGTTTGAAGATTATGCAAAAGAAGAGCAAGAATTGATGGGTGAGTACGGAAATGACCCGATCGCTAAGTTAAAAGCAAGAGAATTGGACATCAGAGCTAAAGATGACTTTGTAAAAGCAGAACAAGCGCAAGAAAAAATTAATCTTGACCGAATGAAAGCAATGATGAACCAACAAAACAAGGATGAGAAGCTCGAACAGAACGAAGAACTTGCAGAATTAAGAGCGGCTACATCTCTTGCGAAACAAGAAATGGCTAACCGAAGTAAGATTCACGATTTTGGTAGAAATTTTAGAAAAAAATAAATATAATAACTTGAAGGAGAAAATATGGCTTTAAAAGATAAAATGTCAGTAGGTAGAAAAGGAGAAGTTGTAATGGCTAACGCAACTGGTGGGCAAGAAATTCCTACACCAGAAGTAAAAACTGCAATTGATCCTAGATCTGAGATTCTTACTAACCAAGACAGAGTCTACAACAAAATTGGTGTTGGAGAAGAAGTAGAAGTTAGAGGAACTAGAAGAATGCTGAAGTCTAAAAGTAAAAAAGCAACTTGGTACTAGTATGTGGTTGTCAGCAATTAAACTAGCTGTCTCTGCTGGTAGTAAAATTTATGCTAACAAGCAAAGGGCAAAAGTCGCAATGTCCGATGCACAGCTATTGCACGCTGAACGACAAGCTCGAGGTGAGGAAGCTTACCAGGGTAAGTTGTTAGAGGCACGTCAGAATGACTACAAGGACGAGTTTGTTCTTGTCATACTAAGCGCGCCCATAATTGTGCTCGCTTGGGGGGTCTTCTCGGACGATCCGGGCGCTCTCGATAAAGTAAAAACTTTCTTCGAGCATTTTGCGGCACTGCCGACATGGTTCAGTACCCTTTGGATCCTCGTCGTCGGAAGTATTTTTGGAATAAAGGGAACACAAATCTTTAAAAACGGAGGAAAAAAATAATGCCAAACAGAAGATTTAATAAACAAGTTGCTAATTCTAGAGCTGCTATGATGGCAGGCGGAAGAGCAAAGAAAAAAGGTGGTGGGAATATGATTTCTGGCACTGCAAGAAAAGACGAAGCATCTGGATATTACACACCTGACATGGGTATGAGAGGTGGAGCAATGATGAAAAAAGGTGGTAAAGTCGGTAAGAAAAAACAAGGTTACAAAGCTAGAAAAGATGAGTCTATTGCTATGAGAATTCGTAAGAAAAGAACTAAGAAGCAATTAAAAGCTTCAAGAGATGATTCTTATGGAAGATTCGGAAGTAAAGCTAAAAAATCTGGTAAAATAAATAGGTAGGTTATGAACACTAGAAGAATGAATAGACTAGAAGAGCTCGGTAGAGTTGACGCTGAAAAAGGTTTTACTAAAAAAGGTAAAAGAAATCTTAAAGATGAAAAGAAAAGAATCGTCAGAGAATTAAAAAATAAAGGCGGCGCTTTAAAACCAGTTAAACCATCTCAAAAAGGTTTAAAAAAATTACCCACAAAAGTTAGAAATAAAATGGGTTATATGAAAAAAGGTGGGAGAGCTAAGTAATGGCTGGCCCAGGTCTTTATGCAAACATTCATGCTAAAAGAAAGCGTGGGGGTAAAATGCGTAAGAAAGGTGCAAAGGGTGCACCGACAGCGGCCAACTTTAAAAGAGCAAAACAGACAGCGAGGAAAAAATAATGACTAAACTTTGTCCTAGAGGTAAATCGGCAGCGAAGAGAAAATTTAAAGTTTACCCGTCGGCATATGCAAATGCATATGCTTCTAAGATTTGTGCAGGTAAAATTAAAGATCCATCTGGAGTTAAAAGAAAAGATTTTAGAGGACCTAAACCTAACAAAGCAAAAGGTGGTAGAATTTATAAAGCAGGCGGTGGAGTTGCAGAGGCAACTGCAAGACTTAGAAGACAAGGTTTGAAAAAAGGATCTGTTGCTAGAGGTTGTGGAGCGATTATGTCCAACCGAGCAAAAGAAACAAAAATGTATACATAAGATGGCTGGTTTAAAAACATGGTTCGATCAAAAATGGGTAGACATTGGTTCAAAGAAAAAGGATGGTTCATTTTCAAAATGTGGCCGTTCAAAACAAAAAGCGGATGCGAAACGAAAGTACCCGAAGTGCGTTCCACTTGCAAAAGCCACACGGATGAGCGACTCGCAAAGGGCGAGTGCTGTCAAACGAAAAAGAGCTGCGGGTAATACAGGACCTAAACCAACTAACGTTGCAACATTTAAGAAAAGAAAAAGAGCATTCATTGGAGGGATAATATGAAAATGCCAAACACAAAATATGATGGCAGTTACATAATGGGTGGTCCAGGAACTAATCAGAGTTATAAAAAGTATTACGGAAGCATGCTTAAAGGTTTTAAAAGAGGTGGTGACGTAATGCCTAAAAGAAATAAAAAAAATTTTAGACCAACTGAAAAAGGTGCGGGTATGACTCAAGCCGGAGTAAAGGCTTATAGAGCAGCAAACCCTGGTTCTAAATTAAAAACAGCTGTAACTGGTAAAGTTAAAAAAGGGTCCGCTGCCGCTAAAAGACGAAAGTCGTACTGCGCAAGAAGTGCAGGGCAAATGAAAAAATTTCCTAAAGCTGCAAGAGATCCTAATTCAAGACTAAGACAAGCTCGTAGAAGATGGAAATGTTAAATGAAAAAAGCTAAATTAAAAATAAAAAAAGTAATGAAAGGTTTGCAGAAAGCGTCTAAAACACATGCTGCACAAGCGAAGACTTTGAAAGGAGTATTACATGGCGGATCCAAAAAAAGGAACCGGAAAAAAGCCTAAAGGTTCTGGCAGAAGATTATATACCGACGAAAATCCTAAAGATACTGTGGGTATAAAATTTGCAACACCTACGGATGCTAGAAAAACTGTAGCTAAAGTAAAAAAAATTTCAAAACCATTTGCTAGAAAAATACAAATTTTAACTGTTGGTGAACAGCGCGCCAAAGTTATGGGTAAAAACAAAGTCGCTGCAATTTTTAAAAAAGGCAAAGAGTCTATTAGAAAAGGAAGAAAAAATGGATGAGTTAACTTTAATAACTAAAATACAAAAAAATTTAAAAGAGTCTTATCAAAGGATAGGAGACGCCATGATTGCTGGAGGCGTTGACAATATGGAAAAATATAAGTATATGTTAGGACAAGCACACGCTTACCAAACTATTTCAGGGGAAATATCCAACCTGCTAAACAAAGGAGCTAAAGATGGAAATGGAAAAGTCGTCGACATCAGAGACGAAAGAAGTCCCAAAGCATAAAAATGCTTTGGCAGAAAAATACAAAAAACAAAACGAAGATGAACATCAAAAAGAAGTTGATGGTTACGAGCGTTTAAAATCAAAAGAGTCAGAAAAATTACCTCAACCTACGGGTTGGAGACTTTTAGTTTTACCTTTTAAGATGCCGGAGAAAACTAAAGGTGGTCTTTATCTAGGAGCTGACACTTTAGAAAGACAACAAGTTGCATCTACATGTGGTTTAGTTTTAGAGATGGGACCACATTGTTATGACAAAGAAAAATTTCCTGAAGGGCCTTGGTGCAAAAAAGGCGATTGGGTAATTTTTGCTAGATATGCTGGATCTAGAATTCAGATCGATGGCGGGGAAGTAAGATTGCTAAATGATGATGAAGTTTTAGCAACCATCGATAAACCCGAAGATATTCTTCATCAATATTAACATAGGAGAATGCTATGCAAAATGTAGACAAACCAGTTGACATTGATACGTCTGGTCCAGGCGCAGAAGTAGAGTTAGACGAAACTAAAGAAACTCTTGTTGGAGGTGAAGTTGTACAAGACGATAAACAAACCTACGAAAAAAAGAAAGACCATGGAACGGATATATCATATGAAAACGAACGTGAAACAAAACTTGAAGACGGTGGTAGCGCCGATGACGCAAATGCGAAATCTGATGAGCCGACTGATGTTCAAGATGAAAAAACAGAAAGTAAAGACCAAAAGAAAGAATTAGAAGAATACTCTGATGGAGTAAAAAGAAGAATTGCTAAACTAACTAAAAAAATGCGTGAAGCAGAAAGACGTGAAGAAGCTGCAACTATTTATGCAAAAAGTGTTTTAGCAGAGAAAGAAAAGTTAAGTTCAAAACTTGCAAAATTAGATACAGGATTTGTATCTGAAAAAGAAAGTAGAATTAAATCTGGAATGGAGGCTGCCGTAGCTAAACTAGCTAAAGCTAGAGAAGATGGCGACATGAAAGGCGAAGTCGCTGCAACAGCTGAAATTTCTAGATTAGGTTATGAAGAGGCTAGACTTGCAGATTTAAAATCACAACAAGCTGAATCTAAACCTCAAACACCAACACAAAACCAACCTCAAGAACAAGTGGAAGTTCCAAGAAGAGTGGATCCAAGAGCTCAGGAATGGGCTAGAACCAATGCATGGTTTAATAAAGATCCAGTCATGACTGAAGGAGCAAAAGTAATACACAGACAATTGACAGAAATTGAAGGATATGATCCTAATTCTGAACCAGATGACTATTATAAAGAAATAGATCGAAGAATTAGACTTGAATTTCCCCACAAGTTTGATACAACTGCTTCTACAGAAACGGCCAAACCTACACAAACTGTTGCATCTGCAACGCGTAGTAGTAAAACATCAGGTCGCAAAATTGTGAAACTCACGCCTTCACAGGTAGCAATTGCTAATAAATTAGGTGTGCCACTTAAAGACTATGCGGAACAATTAAAAATCACGGAAGGAGTATAGCATGGAAAAAGACGATAAAAAAACTTCACGTGCGAGTCAGACTAGAGAAAAAACATCTCGACCAAAAGTCTGGTCTCCACCATCTTTATTAGATGCACCCCCTGCACCGGCAGGATATGTACATAGATGGCTAAGAGCTGAGTCTATGGGATTCGACGATTCTAAAAACGTACAAGGTCGTATAAGATCTGGGTACGAATTAGTAAGAGCCGATGAATATAACGAAGTAGATTAT